TTTTGCGGGGGGATTACCCCGGGGCGCTGCCTGTATGGCGTGGCCTGGAACTGGATCAGGACGATCTGCTGCGGGCGGAGCTGATCCAGCAGCTGATGTGTCATGGCCGGGTGGACGGGCGCCGTGTCGCCGCATCCCACGGCATCGATTTCGATCGCGAATTTGCCGCGGAAATCGAATCACTGCGGCAACTGGTCGATGACGGATTGGCCCATATCGAGGACGGTGTGGTTTCGGCGACCCGGCCAGGAAGGCCTTTGCTGCGGCTGATCGCCATGTGCTTTGACCGCTATTTGAAAGCTCCGCAGCAGCCGGCCCGGTATTCCAAAGCGATCTGACCGCAGCCGGCGTGCGCTCTGTGGTCCGGAAACGGGCAGGCCGGCACGCCATGCAATTCACAATTGCCGCGTGATCAGGCACGCTATCGCGGTGCCCGGATGGCGAAATTGGTAGACGCATCGGACTTAAAATCCGCCGGCCGCGAGGCCATGCCGGTTCGATTCCGGCTCCGGGCACCATGACTTAGGCGGCTTTTGCCGCCTTTTTTATTTCCGCAATCCGGGGGGCTTTTCCGCAATTCATCGCGTCGGTGTCACTTTCGCGCCGCGGCGATTGCGTACGTAGTGCTCGGTCATGACCACTGAAGAGTGGCCGAGCTGGCGCTGCGCCTGGCGGATATCCCCGGCTGAATCTGTCTTGTCCGTGCCGGCCTTGGCGCGCAGATCCCGGAACTGGATGCCATCGACGTTGGCTGCCCTGCACGCCTTCTGCCACCGCCTGGACATGGCTGCCACGGTCATCGCTCGTCCATGCTCGTTCACCACCAGGCGCGTGCTGTGGACCGTGTAGCCGCGCTTCCGATCTCGGATCCGGCCCAGCAGAACGGCCAGCTCTTCGCTGACCTCGACGCGCAGCTTCTTGGCGGTCTTGCCCTGCTGCAGGTGGATCGCTCCGTCGCGCACGTCCATCTCCGACAAGCCCAGCACGTCCGCCGGTCGCTGCCCGAGCAGGTAGGCGAGGTCCATCGCGTCCTGCAGACACGGATCTGCTGCGCTCCAGACCGCTTGGTACTGGGCGTCCTCGATGTAGACGTCGCGCCCGGTCTCCTTGAATCCCTTGATGCCGGCGCAGGGGTTGGGCAGGGCTGTGTAGCCGCGGTCGCGTGCGTAGTTCCAGATGTGCGAGAGCAGCGCCTTCTCGCGGTTGGCCCGCACCTTGCCGGTGCCGCCCTTGGTGCGCCAGGTCATGTACTGGCGGACGTTCACCGGCTGGATCGCCTCGACCGGCGCCGGCGGATCGTCGAAGAACTCGAGCAGCTTCAGGACCTCGCGCTGGTTGTCGGCGAAGGTGCGCGCAGCCTTCTGACTGGCCACCTCGGCCATGTACCGGTCACACACCCAGCGGAACATCACCTTGGGGGCGGTGGAGACGTGCGTGGCGCGCTCAATCTCCGCCCAGCGCTGGATCGCCAGCCCGTAGTCGCGGCCCAGTGATTCCTCGCGGCGCGGCGTACCGCCGTGGTCGTAGAAGTAGTAGGTCACCGCGCCGCGCTTGCGTGCGCGTAGGCGAGGGACGGCACCTGGCTTAGATGGCTTCCTTCCCATGTCATGCGGCCTTGTTTGGCTTCCACGTCGGAGTTCCGGCCGCTTCCTGTGCCGGCAGGCCGTCAATAGTCGATCGCAGCACCACCGGCCAGCCGTGACCGTCCAAATAGTGCCTGATGCCGTTCTGGCTCAGAAACGCCACCTGGCGTGCCTTCTGCGGCGTGCGGCACAGCTGGGCCACTTCCTGTTTCGATAGGGCGATGCCGTCAGCCATGTTGCTCTCCTTCCAGCGCCGCGCGGGCGCCGCTGATCCGTTGTTCGTTGGCCAGCGCCTCGGCGCGCAGCCGGATGATCTCGTTGGCCGCCGTGGCCAGCTGCTCGCGTAACAACTCCTTGGGCGGCTGCTTCATGCGCTTGGCTGGCTTGGGGAAGAGCTGCGGTTTCATGCTGCGGCCCTCTGCCGGTAGGTGTGCGCCATTTGGATGCGTTCGCCGATCCACGTGATCACCGGTACCGCGAAGCTGTTGCCCAGCATTTTGTAGCGAGGGCCATCGGCCATCGGCTTGCCCTTCGCGTTCGGCACCAGGGTCCAATCGTCAGGCGCGCCTTGCAGTCGCTCGCACTCGCGCGGGGTGAGTCGGCGGACCTGCATGCCTTGCTGGACTGCCAAGTGACTGCCTCCGTTCTGGTGGCTGTCGGCATGACCCATGCTGCGCATCGTGCTGGCAATCTCGCCGACGCCGAAGCCCGCCCGGCCACTGGCCTTGCAGTCGAACGCTACTGGCACCAGTGGCGTGCCGCGACCCGTGCCGTCTTCGCTGGCGTCAAAACCATCGGCGCGGAGCGTATGGGCTACTGCGGGGATGATCGTGCAGGTCTCCCAGTCTTGGCGTTTGGCCTCGCCCGTTGTGACACAACGGGCGATCTCGGGGATCAATTGGCCGCGCTCACCATCTTCAGCGCCACGTTCTCCAGCGCTGCGCGTAAGGGTGCCGGCAACTCCTTCCCCCGTTTCTCGGCGCGGCGCAGAATCCCCGCGCAGGCTGTCGGGCTCAAGTAGTACCGGGGGTCTACCGGCCCAGTCTCCAGTATCGAGGACAGCGAACACGCGACGGCGCCGCTGCGCCACTCCGAACCACTGCGCGTCCAGCACGCTCCATTCGACAAGTCCGTTCGGGCCGAGCGCCACGCCTTCGTTGCCCCAGCCGTCACGGGGGACATCGAGTTCGCATCCTGCCAATGCCCCAGCCACGACAGCAAAGTCTCGCCCGCGGTTGCTACTGAACGCCCCGGGGACGTTTTCCCAGACGAGCCAGCGTGCGCCGCAAAAAGTCCGAGCTGCATTGAAAATCCTCAGTTGTTCGTGAAACAGGCCGGAGCGTGCGCCGGCCAGACCAGCGCGGTTGCCGGCGACGGATAGGTCCTGACACGGGCTGCCGCCGATGACGACATCGATGTGACCCAGCGCGGCGATCTGTTCGTCGGTGATTTCGGTAACGCTGCCCAGGTTCGGGACATGCGGCAGGCGATGCGCAAGCAGTGCGCACGGTGCCGGATCAATCTCGGCAACGCCGACGCATTCCCAGCCGAGAAGCGCCCACGCCAAGTGCGCAGCTTCCATGCCAGAGAACAGCGACAGGTAGCGGATAGCGCTCATACCGCATACCTCGGCTGCGGCCGCACGGGCCCGAACCACAGGCACATGCGGTTGTTCAGTGCGATCTGCACCGGATCCCGCTCAACCGGGGGCAGGGGAGCGCGAAGCCGACGCCGGTCGTTCACGCACACGGTGCAGATCGAGTCGCGGCCACGGCTGCCGGCCTTGGGGAAGGCTTGCTCAGGCAATGGGCGATGGCATGCGGTGCAGTTACGCATCACTCCACCCCCTGCGGGCGGGCGGCGAGATCGTTGGCGAGCAGGTGCAGCATGGCAGCCGCAATGCTGTCGCTGTCATCCGGTCGCACATGCACGACGCCGTAGCCGTCTGCCGTCACGATGATTGAGCCATCTTCCTGACGCTGAAAGCTCCATCCCTCCGGCGCGGCGCGCATGGCGGCAGCTGCTTCACGCAGATGGTCGTGCTGTTCACCATTGAGCGCGTGGCCCCGCGTGTCGTCCGCGAGGGCGTCAAGTGTTTCGGCCAACTCCCTGGCCCGCTGCATGTCGTCAGTCATCGGACACCCCCGCGCCGTGGCTGGTGGGCTGCAAGCGGTCAAGTTGTGCCTGCTGTTGAGCGCGCCCCATCTGGCTCAACAGCGGGGTGCGTGCAGACGTGTCGTGCACACAACCCCAGTAGTGCTGGAAGGTCTGGCCGAGCGGACTTTCGCGTCCGCACTCGCTGCATTTCTGGCTCATTCCCCCACCTCGGCGCTGGTGGCCTGCGCACCGGTCCATGCCGGGTGGTGTATGGCTTTAGCTGCTAGGTACGCGTCGCCAGCTTCCTTGGCAGTTGCGTACCGTCCAATCACCTCTTGTTTGAAGTTAATTCGGATAATCGCCTCCCACGGATCGACGCTCCCTCCGCGATAACGGACCCCAACATAGCCATGCGGGTTTCGATGCGGAATGCAGCAGTTCTGCTGGTTCTCTTGCGGCGTCACTTCGCGCAGGTTCTCCCACCTGTTGTCGAGGCGGTCCCCATTACGGTGATCAATCTGCATTTCCGGCCACGCTCCCGTTTGCAGTAGCCACGCCACGCGATGGGCGCGATAGTGCTTGCCATCGAGCCCGATCGATCGGTAACCGTGGCTGTCCACCTTTCCAGCGACACTGCCCTTGTTTGCTCTCCCCCTGGTAACAAGCCAAGTGAAGTCGCCAGTTTCAGGGTTGTAGGAAACTGCCTTCTGAATATCCATGGTCAGTCGGCCTCCACATCGTCGCCCTTGGGGTTGGCGTCGATCAGGGACAGAATATCTGCGAGGACAATGTCCGGGTCGGCTTGGTCTGCAGGTACGCGCATCGGGGCCTGTCCCGTCGTAATGCGCACAATTGCAGCCTTGATGCGTTCGCGGAACTGCTCAAGGTCGATCCCCGGCGCTGCGGGGGTGCTCATCGTAGGTTTCTCGATCAGCGCACGAATGTCATCGACGGGGCTACCGGTGTAGCTGCGGTCAGTCGCCCAGCGATCAGCCAATGCGCGCAGGGTTGCCACGTCCACAGCCGTCGCCGCAGCGACGGGGGCGGCTGCATAGCCATCAATGCCATAGGTGCCAATGATCCCCAGCGCGTGGCGGCCCTTCGGCAACGCCAAAAGCTGCACTTCGGGAAGGTTGCTGCCGAGGTCAAGATAACCGCCAGCGCCGATGTCGAGATACGCCACCGCCTCCTGCGCTGCGGGGGTGCTTGCAGCCTCCAGTGCCTTGCGCATCCATGCGGGCGCGTAGCTAACGGCATGGCCGCCAGCATCATCAAATGCCTTCATGGCTGCGCCGAGGCGCGACGGATCGACAACCGGCGCTGCGGCGACGGGGGCGGCGTAGAGCTTCGTGACGGGCCACCCTTTATTCCGCCACCGCTCTGCGACGACTGGATCGAAGGTTGTCGCTGACCTGTCGGTCAGGTGGTCGTCTGTGAACCACGCCACCGCCTCCTGCGCTGCGGCGACGGGGGCGGCGTAGAGCGGGATGGCAATAGAGCCTGACGGTCCCCACTGCTGAATCCCTTCGATTGCCAGCGACTCCGAAGTGTAAAAATCGTCACCAACTTGCCACGCCGCCGCCTCCTGTGCTGCGGCGACGGAGGCTGCGAAACTGTCGCGGAAACCGAGGAACAGCTTGTATACGGGGCTGTCGTTGCCGCCGGCCAGCTTCCACAGCTGATCAAGCGCCTGATCATATGCATCAAGCCCAGCCTCCTGCGCTGCGGCGGGCAGCACTGGTGCTTGGATATCCGGCAAGCCGGTGGGTTCGGTGTTACTCATCACAGCACCCCGCGATTCGTCACGAACGGGATCGAGTCATCCGCAAACTCTTCCATCGTCTCCCGCGCACTCGGGGCATCGGTTGCACGCTCCGGACGCTGGCGCTGGGGTGCGCCGCCACGGCTGCCACTGCTGCCGCCGGACTGGGAGTCGGATTTCCCGCCAACCAGGGTTACATCGGCCACGCGCAGGGTGATGTAGGTCTTTCCGTCATGCTCACGCGTACCCAGCTCGCCGGACACGCCCAGCTGCGAGCCCTTCGTGATGTATTCGCCGACCTTCTCGAATCGCTTGCCCCATGCGGAGCAGTCGATCCAGATGGTTTGCTTCTTGTCGCCGAAGCCGGAATCCACGGCCAGCGACCAGCCGGTAACGGGATCGCCGCCTTGAGTGAATCTACAAACGGCATCTTTACCAACCCTTCCGATGAAATTGCAGTTGTTCATTTTGGAGACCTCTTGTTGAGCGCATATAGGCGAGCCGTAGATGGGCTGATTCCCATGGATAGTCCGATTGATGTGTAAGCTTCACCAGCCGCGCGGCGGCGTTTGATCGTTTCGGCCTGCTCGTGCGTGAGTGCTGGCTGCTGTTGTGGGCCTAACCTTCTATTGGATCCGCGTCGTCCCCGCCGGATCATGTCGGCTATGTTTTTCTTCTGGTCGCCGGCTTCCAAGTGATCCGGATTGACGCACGATGGGTTGTCACACTTGTGGAGAATGAAAAGGCCGGCGGGGATGGAGCCGTTGGCCATCTCAAACGAGACTCTGTGAGCTTTGAGCGGCGACTTTCCGCGCCCAGCCGATAGGCGCCCATAGCCCAGCCTGTCTTTTGTCCCACGCCATTCCCAGCAGCCAGATTCCGCCTTGTTGACATACTTCCAGAATCGTTCAGAGATTGGCGCTGGCTTGGCATTTGCCCGGTTGGCGCAAGGTTGAGAGCAGAAACGCCGGAGCGCCCAGGTTTTCTCATCGTCTCGGGGCCGCTTGCTAAATCGGGTTCCGCATTCAACGCATTCTTTGCCTACACGGCCCACTGCGTTGAAACAATTCATGCGGCGCTCCTGATGTTCTTCATGTTCTCGACGATGGCCTCGACTTCAGCGTCAGCGACAGTCACGGCATCCCTGAGTTGATTGATTGCCGCCTCATCGCGCTGCACGCGCGTGATTGCGAGATCCAGCCCTTCCGGGAAGCGCGGATCGAAGCTCACGACGTCGCACCACTGGCGGCCGGTGATCCACATCTGCCCCTGTACCTGCCAGCGGTATTCCTTCGCATGCGCGCCATTGCTCAGCGCGGCGAAATGCTTTGCCTGCGATGCCGGGCACTTGAATTCCACCAGCCCGTCATCGCCAAGCAGGCCGTCTGGCGATACGCCGACATTGGCCCAGCGCGGGTCGGTGACAAACGACGCAAGCTCTACCAGCTCGCCGGTATGGGCTTCATACGCACCGCGCGCCAGCGGCTCCAGCTCCGATCCCCGGCGCATGGCATCGTTGGTAAACGACTGCTCCGGCTCGCCGGTCAGGCGCTCAAGCGCAAGCGTGATGATCAGGTTCTGTCGGCTCGCGGATGGGCCAGACTTCGTTGTCGCCATCAAGTCAGCGAAGCGGGAGGCGGTGAACTTGCCGGCACGCGCGGCCAGCCATTCGGTTGATCCCTGAATCACTGGGCCACCTCCACGGCGTCAGCCTTCTCTGCAATTTCCTTGAACTCCTGGACGCGATCCTTGACCAGCTCGCGCTGTGCCGGCGCCGACTTCCATACCTCGCGGAAGTGAGCCACGCCCTTCTGAGCCTCGGCACGGAAGTGAGCCAGGGCGGCGTCGCGCTCGGGGCTGTCTGCGGGCGTTGCCTGTTCAATCGCCAGCGCCGCTGCCTTGCTCGGCTGCGATACACGAACCACCTCCGCCTCAACAATCCGCTCCGCCTCGTCCTGCTCGTAGATTCCCACGAAACCGAACGCCAGCCGGGCGCACTGAATCATTGACTTGTGGCGCAGCATCCGGCGCGGGTGCGACTTCCACGGGCCGACACCATCGCGGCGGCACTCGGCCATCCACTCGGTGACCTTGATCGGGTGGTTGCGGTCCTTGCGGTAGATGATGCAGGTGCAAGATTCATCGTCCTGCTGGAAGTCCATGCCGTCGAACATGGCGTGCGAATTGATGATCCGCGACCAGCCGTCAACACCGACCACCGGCACGATGCCATTGTTGCGGTCGGGGAATGCGTAGATCTCTTTCGTCCACGGGTTAAGGCCGTATTGATTGGCGACGACCAGGAGCGCGATCATCTGCGCATCCGACACCTGACCCTTGAACGCGGTCGCCTTCAATACTGATACCAGCGCGGCCGGATCTTCCGACGCAATGGACAGCGACTTTGCGAGATTTGCTGTTTGCGAAACTACGAGATTGCTCATTTCCTGCTCCATGTGTGTAGTTGCCGGTGCGTCGCGGCTGCCGGCACAGCCCAGTTCCTTGCACTTCCGTGTGCTAGCGCGACGCTCGCCCCACTCGGTTGTAGTTGCCGGCTCTGGGGAGCCCGGCCGGCGCGGGGTGCCTGCGGGGAACAGGCGGGGGATCAGCGAACCGGCCGCTTCGTCTGCGGCGGGAAATCGGGAATTTTCGTGGGCGGCACAATCTGCGGCTTGCGGCGCTCGCGGTTGAAGATGTGCAGCTCATCCCAGGCGAAGATGGCCGCGATGATTGCGAGCAGGCCGAACACGAGGACGAAGCTGTAGGCGTACTTGTGCCACGCTAGCCAAGACAGGCCGGCCAGCAGCAGTGAGGCGAGTACCCACATTGCGAAGGGGGCGAGGTTTTTCATTCCGCGTCTCCGGCTGCCTTGGCGATGGCATCCCGGGCGGCGAAGTAGGCGAGCGCCAGCGCGGACGACGGAATCTCGTCATAGATGCGGTCGTCGTCCCAATCTGGCCCGATGCCACAGAAGTGGCCCATCGCCTCAATGAGCATCACGTTCGCCTTGTGACTATCCGTCGCGGCGGCGCGGCGGTTCCATTTGGATACGAAACCCTCCTTGAATCCGAACTCCACCGGCCCGCTGGACTGACAGCGAGTGCAGGCGATGCAGGACCCGCCTTCGTTTTCGCTGTCGCCGGGGCCAAAATCGATGCGCTCGGCCTCGCCGCCACAGAACGGACACGCCAGCAGCTCCCTGGCCCGCTGTTCATCACTCATCATCGATCTCCTTTTCGTCGCAGCAGATGCCGCTTTCGGCTTCGATTCGGTCCAGCGGGTCAGGGATTGGCAGCGGCGGGATGCCCTGCTGTATCGCCTTGATGAAATCGAGGTCATCCATCACGGCTGCACCTGCGCTGCGCACCAGATCATCAGCAGCCACATGCAGCTGATGACCGTGTAGCCGAAAACATTCCAGGCGAAGCGCTTCATGACAGCGCTCCCAGCAGGGTGGCCACGCCAACTCCGAGGCCGAACGACACCGCGGCGATCACCACCATCAAGATGGCGTCCTCGCGGGCGCGGCGCGCCAGTTCGCGTTCGAGAGTGGCGCTCATGCGTAACCTGCCTTTGCGATAGCAACTCGCATCCCGTTGGTGACGACTGGGCATCCGAAATCGTCCAACTGAGTGGCGTAGCAAAGCCCGTCCATGCAGAACTCGCCTTTGCGATCACCCCACGACCGCCAGTAAGCGATACCTGCGCACAGGACCCGGCAGACCATGGCGTGGTCTGGCGCGGCCGCGATCAGGCGGGCGTTGGCGCGCATCACTTCATAGCCGAGCTGCGTGGGAGTACCGAGATAGCTCGTATCCGGAACAGAGCTCACATCCGCGATGCACCATCCGTCGGTGCTGTCTGCGGGAGCACCATCACCGCTATCTGCTCCCAGAGCCGCATGGACCCGGACGCCATCGATGACGGACCACGGCCCCGGCGTTCCCTTGAACTCACTCATCGCAACTCTCCTTTTCGTCGCAGCAGATGCCGTTTTCGGCTTCGATTTGGTCCAGCGGGTCAGGGATTGGCAGCGGCGGGATGCCCTGCTGCATCGCCTTGATGAAGTCGGGGTCGTCCATCACGGCTGCACCTGCGCAGCGCACCAGAGCATCAGCAGCCACATGCAGCTGATGACCGTGTAGCCGAAAACGTTCCAGGCGAAGCGCTTCATGACAGCGCTCCCAGCAACGACGCCACGCCAACGCCGAGGCCAACACCGAGGCCGAATGACACCGCGGCGATCACGACCAAGAAGATGGCGTCCTCGCGTGCACGGCGCTCCAGCTCGCGCTCGAGAGTGGTGCTCATGCGGCACCCCGGCATTCATTCACCGCGCGGCGCAGGTTCTCGCAGGTTTCGCACGGGCAGCCGTGGGCATAGGAATTATCGGCAGCAGCGATCAGCCGCTCTACGTTGTCGCGAGCCTGTTTCGTGCGCCGGATTTCCAGCTCGATCACTTCGGCGCTGTCGCCGGCTGCGCGCTTGTCGGCGGCCAGCTGTTCCAGCTCCACGACGTAGCGGTCGAAGACTTCGAGGGCGGGGGAGGCGCTCATGCTGCGCGCTCCTGCAAGCCTTCCGGGTCGCGGTCGTCGTACTCAGGAAAGTGCTTGTCGGCTTCGCTGGAGGCATCGGACTCGGCGTCGCGGCGAATGCGCGAGGTGGCAACGGCGCTCAGCTCGCGGAACAGCGGCAAGCCGGCCTCGGCCATGCCGCAGTCGGTCTGCGCGATGTCGAACGCAGCGCGGAAGCGGGCCAGCGACTTGAGCAAGCGCTCGCCGTCGTCCTCATAGCCGATGAACTCGCTGATGGCATCGGCCACCCGGTCCTCATCGGCCAGGCGCTCGGCGGTCAGTTCCTTGGTGCGTTCGGCGATGAACTCGTCCCGGGCTTCTTCACGGGAGTCGATCGCGTCGTTGCGGGTCTTCCAGTTGTCGTAGGCCGTAGCCATGTTCCGTTCCCCGTATGGCCCGGGTGGGCCGACGGAGGGAGTAAATCATGGGTTACTTGCGACAGTCAACTATAATTTACTCAATGGGCAAAAAAAGGGCCGGCGCACTGCCAGCCCTGTGCTTTTCAGGCGTACCGCGAGCGAATCAGGCCAGCCTCGTCGAATGTGATGCCGTCGGCGAGGCATTCGCGCCCGCGCTCAAGATCCCTGTGGAGTGCGATCAGGTCGTCGTCAGAAAGGTCATCGATGCCGGCCACCCCTACGGTGGCCTGGTCAACAAGGAGTTGGAACCCAAACTGCCGATATGCCCTTACAAGACTCTTGATGACGCGGACATGGCTCTGCCGGGTGATGTCATCCATCTTCCCAATGAAGCCGCACTCGACTGCTGCCCCCTTAGCTGGCGGCGCTGCGTTTATCCGCTGCAGCAGCTTGCCCAGCAAGTCGTCCGTTTTGCTCATCATCACTCCTGTCAGAATCGCGCTTCGCCCGCCAGTGGGCGAAGTCCACCAAATTCCTCTGATCCACAGGCCTCTCATCCTCTGCAATCCATGCGTAGGCGTCGGCAAAAAGATCTGCCTCAGTACGTATGGAGAAATCCTTGCCAAGTGATGAGAAGGCCTGTTCTAGGAAATCCAGCGTCTGAATAAGGATGGCCGGGTCGGGTCGCGCAAGCTGAGATTGCCGAGACGAAGCTGCGTCACGAGGGCCTTCGCCAGTTGAAAGCCAGCGCAAGTTGACGCCGAAGTACCGCGCCCAGCCTTCGAGAAAGATGCCGTTCGGAGTCTGGTTGTGCCCCTTTTCCAGCCGGCCAACGTACTGCTTCGACGTGCCGACGATGTCGGCCATCTGGGGCTGGGTCATGTCGGCGCCCTCGCGGAGCTGCCTGAGTCGGTCACCGATAGTCATGTAACTAATGATTGACCCTTGGCGGTAACTTCGGGTTGACCACCGCAAGTAAACAGTGATTTACTTGCGGCATGAACCCGACCATCGCTGACGCAAAAGCCGCCCTCGGCATCGAAACGAACGCTGAGTTCGCCCGCTTCCTTGGCCTCCCGAAGCAGTCGCTGACGGGGCGCGCAGATACCGACCAGATGCCGGATGCCTGGTGCTGGCGTGCTGCAAAGAAGCGGCCCGATCTGTTTGGGCCTGCCGCAGAAAGCAGCGCCGAGGCTGTCGCCTGACATGCCCACCTCAGCATCTCGGGAACGGCACAACAACGCCTGGCTGGGCAGGGCGCTTCCGTTCGCGCTTCGGCACGAACCGCACGGCAACCCGATCACCACAGCGACTCACGGCGTAGAGCCGGCCGCACATCCGCACGAGCGTGATCACGTTCGGCGGGCAATTCCTCACTGACACATCCATCGGCTCAGTCCATTGGGCTGGGCCTTTATTTCGCCTTCGCGCGGAGTTAAACGCTATGAAACGCCATGAAACCCCGTTAAACCAAAAGTCCCTCCGGCTGGCTTTCGGCGTGCACAACGCGGCGAAAGACGCACCGGCAAAGGTCGTGCGTCAGATCGAGAGCGAGGCCCAGGCGCTGGCGGTCTCCATTGCCGCCGGCAGCCACAAGCTGGACTACGTGGCCGCGTGCATCGGCCGCAGCCGCAGCTACGTGTCGCGGATGCAGACGGGGTCGGCCCCGATCCCGGATCGGCTGATCTCACCGCTGTGCGCTGCGACGGGCACCAATCTGCTGCGCCAGTACGTCGACATGCAGCGCGCACTGAGCGGGCAGGGCGATGTGCAGCGCCTGGCTGCGTTGATGCAGGTGGCGGCATGAGCCCCGTCCGCGACCAGGTGGGGATGTGCGACGTGTGCCTGGAGGCCCTGCACGGCCCGGCCATGACCGAGGACGAGGTGCGCGAGCATCTGGCGCGCTGCGCTGAAGAGGATGCCCGGGCGGAGCGTAGGCGGCGGCCATCGCCGCAACTGGATCTGGGAGGTAGTGGTGAGTAATCACTGGCTTCGCCTGTGGCACGAAATGCCTCACGACCCGAAGTGGAGGACTATCGCGCGCCACTCCGGGCAGCCGATCAGCCTGGTTCAGGCCGTTTATCTGCACCTTCTGGTTGATGCGTCACGCAATGTCACGCGTGGTCACGCAAGTGTCACGAATGAGGATTTGGCGAGCGCGCTCGACTGTGACGAATCGCAGATTGATGCGGTGCTCGGTGCGATGCAGGGGCGCGTGCTTGAGGGGATGGCGATCTCGGGATGGGAGAAGCGGCAACCCAAGCGCGAGGATGCTGGAAACTCCGAAACCCGCGCCAAGACTGCATCTCAGAGGAAGCGGGAGCAGCGCGAACGTGATCGAGAGTCACGCAATGTCACGCAATGTCACGACGAGTCACGCAATGTCACGACAGATAAAGATAAAGATAAAGATACAGAAAGAGCTGAAGAGGCTAACGCCTCTTTGTCCGCAGCTTCGCAGCGTGACGACGATTCAGCCCCCGATGACGACAACAGCGAACAGCCGGGGCGGGTTGCATGCCCCCACCAGCAGATCGTCAGCCTGTACCACGAGGTCCTCCCCGAACTGCGGCAGGTCCGCGACTGGAACGAAACGCGACGGCGTCTGCTGGGCCGTCGATGGTCCGAACAACCAGCGCGGCAGGACCTGGAGTGGTGGCGGGGCTTTTTCGGCTACGTCCGCGAGTCGGATTTCCTGATGGGCAAGACGATCGGCCGCGACGGCCGCCCGTTCGACTGCGACCTGGAATGGCTTGTCCGGCCGACGAATTTTGCGAAAGTGATCGAGGGGAAATACGAAAATGACCGCGCTTGATGCTCGCGCCGAGATCGACCGCATGGCCGCGCTGTACGCAATGCCGGATGACGCGCCGATGGTGCGGGTGGTTCCGCACAGCGTGCAGGCCGAGCAGGCCGTGCTGGGTGGCCTGATGCTGGCACCGGAGGCGTGGCCATTGGTGGCCGACTCGCTGACCGAGGCCGACTTCTACCGCGCCGACCATGCGCTGATTTTCCGCAGCATCCGCCAGGCTGCAGACGCCGGCCAGCCGTTCGATGTGGTGACGATGGCCGAGTGGTTCGAGGCCCGCGGGTTGCTGGGGCAGGTAGGGGATGGCGCCTATCTGATCGAGCTGGCCAGCACCACACCATCGGCGGCCAACATCGTGGCGCATGCTGGGATCGTGAGCGCCATGGCCACGCGCCGCCGGCTGATCGAGTTCGGGCACAACCTGGCCGATGCTGCGTTTGAGCGCGACGGTCGCGACGTTGCTGAGATCATCACCGAGGCAGGGCAGCAGTTCGGTGAGCTGCAGCCAGCGCAGAAGGGCGGTCTGCTGCTGGCGTCCGACAGCCTGAAGAGCTGGTTCGCCCGGTTCACGGAGCGCAGCGAGCGTGGCGAGCGCATCACCGGCTTGCCGACGCAGTGGCATGCACTCAACGATGCCACCCATGGCCTGCAGCCGGCCACGCTGTACCTGATCGCTGCGCGCCCGAGCATGGGCAAATCGGTGTTTGGGCTGAACCTAGCCACGTTCGCTGCGCTGCGCGGCAAGACCGTGGGCCTGTTCTCGCTGGAGATGAGTCAGGACGATTGCCACACGCGCAACGTTTCAGCACTGGGTGAGATCCCTCACGACTGGCTGCAAGCGCCGAACCTGGCTGCAGACGACGCCGACAGCTACTCCACCCGGATGCATACCGCGCTGCGGCAGCTGAAAGGGTCGCAGCTGTACATCGATGACACCGCCGGCATCAGCGTTCGGCAGTTCGAGGCCCGCGCACGTCGGCTGCACTACCGGCACAAGCTGGATCTGTTGGTGGTTGACCACATCCACGATTTCAAGATCGATGCGAAGCAGGCGAGGTTCGAGTACGGCGCGATCGCTCAGGCCGGCAAGAATCTAGCGAAGGAGTGGAATATTCCCGTAGTCATGCTCGCGCAGTTGAACCGCAACGTTTCAGGGCGAACCGAGCGCCGACCGACGCTGACCGACCTGCGTGAGTCGGGAGAGCTGGAGCAGAAGGCCGACGTGATCGTGTTCCTTCACCGGGAGGATTACTACGACACACCAGAAAGCAAGACCCACCTGCAGGGCGTGCTGGAGATGCATATCGCCAAGGGGCGCAACGTGCGCGCTGGCGCGCGGCTGAACTTCCGCAACCGGTTCGACCAGATGCGCATCGATGACTGGGAAGGCTCGCTACCAGCGGCGCCGCAGCCGACAGAGCAAAAGGCGAAAGGCTTCCCCGGCGCAAGGAAGACGGCTGCTTCTGCCGTGGAGGGTTTCTGATGCGCTGGCAACTTGGCGAAAACAAGCAGCACCTGCGCTCGGAATGCGGGCGGTTCTATCTGCCGAAGTTCCACGGCATCAACGGCCCGGTGTACCGACTGGTGGACGGCACGACAGGCATCTGCACGGAGCATGGCGAAGGCGCGAAAGAGCGATGTATGCAGCGTGCGGAGGAAATCCTACGGCGCGACATGGAGACGAGGAAATGAGTGCACTGGAGAAACAGGTCGGCGGTGGGCACTACCGTGTGGGCGGGATCCAGCCAGTGCAGTATGCCGAAGCCAATGAACTCAGGTTCCTGGAGGCCTGTGTGGTGAAGCGTGTCACCCGGCACAACCGCGAGGGCGGCAAGGGCCGGCAGGACATCGAGAAAGCCATCCATGAGCTGCAGCTGCTGCTGGAGCTGCGCTATGGGGGTGAGTCATGAAGCGCCTGTTCGTGATGCGCCACGACAATCCGCAGCGGCTGGTGATCGCCGATCGCGCGATCGCCGAGCTACTGGAGCGCGTCGGGGTAGGGCAGGACACTGAGGTTGAGATCCGCGAACCGCGGCGCACCCTGGACGCCAACGCCTGCATGTGGGCGACGCTGGGCGATATCGCCGCTCAGGTGGACTGGCCTCATACCAATGGCAAGGGCGAATGGGCTATCGCGCGGATGCCGGCCGAATCGTGGAAGGCGGTGCTGACGGCGGCGTTCGAGGGCGAGACGCGCATGGCCCAGGGTGTCGGCGGCGGCAGCGTGATGCTCGGTGCCCGGACCAGCCAGTACAGCCGGCGGAAAATGGGCGAGTTCATCGAGTTCACACACGCGTTCGGTGCTGAGCGCGGCGTGCGGTGGTCGGCCAAAGCCGAGGACGAGCTGGCAATGTGGGCGCCGGTGCGGAGGGTTGCCTGATGCACACCAAGAACGCCAAGGCCATCACCGCGGCCGAAGACGCGCACCTGAAGGCGGTCAAGGACATGCCATGCAGCGTTTGCGATGCCCCAAGCCCCAGTGACGCCCACCACATCAACCAGGGCCAGCACTTCACGACCGTAGCCCTGTGCAAGGACTGCCACCAGGGCAGCTTCAACGGCTGGCACGGCCAGAAGCGCATGTGGACGGTCATGAAGATGGATGAACTCGCCGCGCTGAACGTGACCCTGCGCCGGCTCAACCAGAGGGATGCAGCATGATCACCCTGACCCTTCCGTACCCGCCCAGCGCCAACCGGTACTGGCGCCATGGCACCATCAAAGGCCGGGCCGCGATCTTCCTGTCGAAGGAGGCCAAGGACTACAAGGCCGTGGTCGCCACCCTGGCCAAGGTCGCGGGCATCCGGCAGCCGCATGCCGGCCGCACCGCGCTGACCATCCGGCTGTACCCGAACCGGCCGCAGGACTGGGCGAAGCGCGCCCGCAAGGACCCGTACACCTGGGATGACACCGTCCAATGCATTGACCTCGGCAACTGCGAAAAGGTCCTGTCCGACGCGCTGAACGGCGTGGCCTGGGTGGACGACAAGAAGCACCGCCGCATTCTGCTCGAGCGCATGGAGCCGGACGAGAGGGGCGCGCGGGTGGAGGTCGAGATCGAGTTCCTCGCCGCGGCACCGTCGCTGCTGGATGGGGTGGCCGCTTGACCGACGTTCGCATGTGGAAGCGGTACCGGGCACGGATCCACCGCCTTGGCCGGTGCTCGGTGTGCCAGTTCCGGGAGCTGACCGAGGGCGCTTATCACTGCGCGCGGCAGCCGGAGCGGCAGGGGGCATGCGTGATCGATGGGAAGTTGCCGGCGTTCCGGCTGGACACCGAAGTGCTGGACGAGCTGCGAGACGGATAGGGCAGGAGGAGACGATGGCCGCGTCGAACCACGACAGCAACCGTGATCCCACGCCGCGCCGGCAGGTAGAGCGCTGCATCAAGCCGGCGTTTCACCTGACTGACTGCGCAACGCTGCAGGTCCTGGCCGGCAAGCTGCAGAAGCGCATCCGGCAGACGCTGTATGCCCGCGGCGCTGGAACTATGGTGGCCATCAACGGGCAGGGTGAGGTGTACCTGCTGATGGCCGGGGAGGCCAGGACCGACAAGTTCTACGCCGAGAACTACGGAATCGTGATGGGCGTCTATGCCGAGCTTCCGATGGGAGGGGGCAATGCGACAGTCCCGGATCTGGACGTGCTGGCCGAGGACATTCGGTTCCACCTGCCTGCCGGTGCGCTGATCGACGAGCCTGCGCAAGCAGCTGAGCCAAAGCCTGTGCAGTTGGAACTCGTCTTCCCTCCGTTGCATGAGTTCGCAGCTGCCGCGTAATGGCGGCATGAGCGACCGCCAGACGCCCACAATCATCGAGCCACATCACGGAGCGCCGGCCGGGGCGCTATTTGCAGTACCGGCACGACCAGCGGGCAGGTGTCGACAACAGCCCGCAGCCGACACGGAAGGGGCCGCGTGCGGCCGGCCGGGGGCCATGACCCACGGTGACGCCAATGCTTCCGGGAATCGGCGACTCTTTGCTGTAGGGGGCTGACCCCATGGCAGGACTGACGCCCAAGCAGGAGGCCTTCTGCCAGCGCTACCTGGAGAGCGGGAACGCCAGCGAGGCCTACCGGCAGTGCTACAGCGCCGAGAAGGCAAAACCCGAGACGATCAACCGCTCGGCGAAGGAGCTGCTCGATAACCCCAAGATCGCCGCAAGGCTTGATGAGCTCCGAGGGGTGGCTCTGGCTGCTCATGGGGTCACGATCGCCAGCCTGGTGGCAGAGCTGGAAGAGGCCCGGCAGGTTGCCAAGAAGCGGGAGCAGGGCGCCGCAATGGTGCAAGCCACCATGGGGAAGGCAAAGCTGGCAGGGCTGGACGATGGCGAGAAGGATGACGACGACGCGCCTCCGCCTGCCGCCGTGACGGTCACCGTGGTCAGCGGGCGGAAACGTGCCAACGCTTAACGAGCCGCAGGCCGAGTTCCTCCAGCTGCCGCACAAGTTCCGGGCGTTCGTCGGGGGCTTTGGCTCGGGCAAGACCTGGGTGGGCTGCGGCTCACTGTGCCGGCATGCCTGGGAGTTCCCGCGCATCCCGGCCGGGTACTTCGCCCCCAGCTATCCGCAGATCCGCGACATCTTCTACCCGACGATCGAGGAGGTGGCCTTCGATTGGGGGCTCCGGGCGCAGATCAACCAGTCCAACAAGGAAGCGCACCTATACGCTGGCCGGCAGTACCGCGGCACAGTGATCTGCCGATCCATGGACAAGCCCTCGAGCATCGTGGGCTTCAAGGTGGGCAAGGCGCTGGTCGACGAGATCGACACGCTGAAGAAGCAGAAAGCGCATGAGGCCTGGCGCAAGATCATTGCCCGCCTGCGCGTGAAGGCGCCCGGCCTGCAGAACGGCATCGACGTCACCACGACGCCCGAGGGCTTCAACTTCGTCTACGAGCAGTTCGAGCAGATCCCGGGGCAGGACCCGAAGAAGGCCGGACTCTACGGCAAGGTGCACGCCAGCACCTACGACAACGAGGCCAACCTCCCGGACGACTACATCGAATCGCTGTTCGAGACGTACCCGGCGCAGCTGGTGCAGGCCTACATCGATGGCCAGTTCGTCAATCTGACCAGCGGCTCGGTCTACCCGGCCTTCAGCCGCAAGCTCAACTACACGCTGGCTACCATCAACGACGAAGACCGGCTCCACGTGGGCATGGACTTCAACGTGATGAACATGACGGCCATCGTCTGCGTCATCCGGGCCGGGCAGCCGCTGGCGCTGGAGGAGTTCACCGGCGTGCGTGATACGCCGGCCATGATCGTGGCGCTACGGGAGCGGTTTGGCGACCGGCAGATCGCCGTCTACCCAGACGCCAGCGGCGAGAGCACGCATACCAACAACGCCAGCGTCTCGGACCTGGGCTTGCTGCGTGCGGCTGGTTTCATCGTGCGGGTGCCGCCTGCCAATCCCCGCATCCGTGCCCGCGTGGTCAGCGTCAACGCGATGCTGTGCAACGCCCGCGGCGTGCGCCGGCTCCGCGTGAACCCACTCGGCTGCCCGAAGCTGACTGAAGCGCTGGAGAAGCAGGCGTTCGATGCCAACGGCATGCCGGACAAAACCACCGGCTTTGACCATCCGCCGGATGCGCTGGGCTACTTCATCCATAGCCGATTCCCTGCTGTGGCCAGCGCACGCGCGCCAACCTCCGTTGAACGGTCTCGGGTCATCACGCCTTATAGCCGCCAGTGGCTGGAGCACAGCGACGACGTGGCCGACGCAATGGAACGAAAGAGGAAGATGCTATGACCGGTCCCGGCGACCAGCTGGTGCAGGCAATGGAAGCGGACGAGATGGAGCAGGCCGAAGCCGAGCGCCGCGCCACTGCCACCTTGGAGGAAGAAGGGGCGGTCAAGGACTGGCTGAAGCGCATCGAGGAGGCTCGCGAGTTCGACAAAGCCGCCCGCGAGGGCTACGCCAAGGACCGCAGGTACTGCCAGGAGCAGGCCAACGCCGACGTGTACGACGTGCGCGTGCCGATCGCCGGCACCTATGTCGGGATCCTGACGACCTTCCTGTACGCCCGGGACCCGGAGACCAGTGTCGACCTGGCCGAGGCTGTGTCGGCTCGCATCAAGGAGGAAGCGAAGGCGTTCGCCACCACGCTAGAGATCGTCGTCGGCCGGCTCTGGAAGAAGGGCAAGCTGAAGGCTGCAGCCGATCCGCTGGTGCGATCGGGCCTGAGTGTCGGTATTGGCTGGATCAAGGCGGCGTGGCACCGGGAGACCGGCAACAATCCGGCGCTGCAGCAGGAGATCGCCGGCCTGCACTCCAGCCTGGCGGCGATCAATCAGCTGCAGGCGAGTCTGGCCGAGGGCATCGTCGGCGACGACTCAGTCCAGCGCGCTGAGCTGGAGCAGCGACTGCAGCAGGCCGAGGACGAGGCGCAGCGCATCATCTTCAACGCCTTGTGCATCGACTTCGTGCGGGCCGAGGACATCCAAGTCGCGCCCGAGTGCGCCAGCCTGCAGGCCTACGCCGACAGCCCGTGGATCGCCCAGCGGCTGTTCATGCCGGTGGAGAAAGCCAAGGCCACGTATCCGGATGCGGCTGAGCTTCTGGGCTCGGCCACTGCGTACTTCCGCGTGCCAGGCCGGCAAGTCGATGGCGCCGGCTTCGGTGGTGCAGCACCCGGGGCACAGGCCGATGCGTTCACCAAGGGGACGGCCGGTGCCACCGACACGAGCAACGCTTGCGTGTGCGTGTGGGAGGTCTGGAACAAGGAAACCGGCCACGTCATCACCCTGGCCGAGGGCTGCCCGCGCTACCTGCGCCAGCCGTTCAAGCCGGAGCAGCGCACCACGCGGTTCTACCCGTTCTTCAGCTGGGCGGTGATCTGGAACGACGGCGCGCGTCACCCGCAGTCGCTGGTCGACCGCTCGCGCTCGCTGCTGGACGAGTACAACCGCGTCCGCACGAACTACCGCGAGCATCGCCGCCGTGCGATCCCGAAGACGGGGTTCGATCGCGGTGCAATGGATCCTGTGGATGCCAACAAGCTGGCCGATGCCGCTTCCGGTGAAATGGTTGGCGTGGACCTGCAGGGCATGCGTCCCGAGCAGGTGCTTTTCCCGATCAGCTACAACCAGATTGACCCCGCGCTGTACGACACGCAGGTGATCCGCTCCGAGCTGGAGATGATCTGGGGCGTGCAGGAGGCGTTGTCGTCCAGCATCCAAGTGGCCAAGACCGCCACCGAGGCCGACATTCAGCAGCAGGGTACGGAGTCGCGCATCGGCTACGCCCGGGACAGCCTGGACGAAATGCTGTCCGACCTCGCGGTCTATACCGCCGAGCTGGCCACCTCGCCCAACGGCCTGACGCCCGAGGATGCCGCGGCAATGGCAGGTGTCGAGGCAATGTGGTTCAACGTGCCCGAGCCCGAGATGCTGGACATGGTGGTCCAAGTCGACATTCGTGCCGGTTCGTCTGGCAAGCCGGCCACCGCGCTGCGCCAGCAGCAGTGGTCGATCCTGCTGCCGCAGCTGCAGCAGGCCGCGATCCAGATTGGACAGATGCGCGGTTCGGCGCCGGGTGACATTGCCAACTGCCTGGAGCAGCTGGCGGTTGAGACAGTGAAGCGCGCCGGTGATACCAGCATCGACCCCTACAGCTTCATTCCGCAGGCGCCTGCCCCGGTTGCGCCGGGACTGCCGGGCGATCCCGCCCTGGATCCCGCGCTCGCACTCGGTGTCGATGGCGGCCAGCCGCCGATTGATGCATCCGCAATGCCTGACCCGGCCGCGATGACGCCGCCGGCAATCACCCCTGTTTGACCCGAAACGCCGCCAGCGAGGAGACACACGTGCGTATTGACCAGAACGAACCCGACACCAACACCGCCGTCGAGGATGACGGCACCGCCGCCGCTGCAGCTCAGGCCGCAGCCACCGTCGCCAGCAATGACGGCGACACCAACTCCGAGGCCATGGACGCCTTCAGCCAGGGCGTGGAGAAGGCCCGCGAGCAGGAGGTGCTGGAGGAGGGCGCCGCCCCGGCTGCTGCCGCTGATGGCCAGCCTGCTGCCGGTGCTGAAACCGATGCCGCTGGCAGCGAAAGCGCTGGCGCAGCCGCGTCTGCTGCTGGTGCTGAGGCCGGGCAGGGCGGCGAATCGGCGGCCGCCACTACTGCAGCTGACGCCGCACAGCCCGACGCGATCGACGCCGAGATCAAGGATCTGGGCATCGCCAACGAGCGCACCCAGAAGCGCTTCCGCGAACTGAGCGAGCGGGCCGCGGAGGTCGAGGCGCTGCGCCCGGCCGCCGAGCGTGGCCAGCAGTGGGAGGAGACCATCAAGTCCACCGGCGCGAATCCGGAGCAGATGGGCAACGCGCTGAACTACCTGGCCGCCATCAACTCGCGCGACCCGGCCGCCATGGGGCAGGCCTACGACTTCATGCAGCAGGAGATGGCGTGGCTGGCCAAGGAGCTGGGCCGGCCGGCACCGGGCTATGACCCGCTGACCGAGCATGCCGACTTGGCCAAGCAGGTGACCGATGGCGACATGACCCGCGCCGCGGCGGAGGAGCTGATCCGGACGCGCCGCGCCACGGCACTTCAGCAGGACAGCCAGCAGCGCCAGCGCCAGCAGGCCGAGCAGGAAGCCAGTGCAGAGCAGGCCCACCAGCAGGCGCTGCAGCAGGTCGGCGCCCTTGGCCAGCAGCTGCGTGCTGCTGATCCCCTGTTCGAAGCCAAGTTCAAGGCCATCCAGCCGATGGTCGCGGTGATCCAGAGCACCCTGCCGCCCCAGCAGTGGGCAGCGGCAATCCAGCAGGCTTATCTGGCAGCACCAGCACCGGTTGCAACGCCGCCGGCCCAGCGCCCGCCCGCTGCGGCACCGAACAATCCCGCCCGCGCCACCGGCGTTGACCTGAGCAAGGCGCCGACGAAGGAAAACGCATTTGACTTCGGCGTGGCCGCCGCCAAGGCACAGGGCCGGTAACCCCGTTGACTGGCATGCCGGCTGGCGCATATTGCGATCCAGCCGGCCAACGCCGGCATCGCGAGTGACGTAAGCCGGGTTCGCCGCCGGTAGCGCTGAAACGAGAGTCGCGCCCTCGGAACGCGAGAGACCACGCCCACACGGGCTCCTCTTTCCCTCCGAGGTGCGATATGCCTTTGACTCCCGCCCAGTTGGCCTCCGGCGCCAACTACCAGATGCAGTCCTATGCGACTGACGACCCGATTGATCAGTTCACCAGTGAGCGCCCGACGGCGAAGTGGCTGATCGACAACAAGATCGAAACCGTCTTCGGTAATGGCATCTTCAACGAGAAGGTGCGCTTCACCAACGACAGCAACTACCAGAACTATTCCGGCGATGACCAGGTCACGTTCAACCGGAAGGACACCGTGCGCCCGGCCCCGTATCAGCACTACGAGGCGCACGACGGCTTCAGCCTCAACGAGACCGAGCTGGCCAACAACGGCATCATCCTGACCGACGACAAATCGGCTCAGATGACCGATGCCGAGAAGATTCAGATCGTGGACAAGCTCCAGGAGGGCTGGACCACGCTGAAGGACGGCTTCCAGGAGAACTGGGATCTCGAGATCCACCTGGATGGCTCGGCCAACCCGAAGGCGGTGCCGGGCTTGGACGCGCTGGTCAGCACCACGCCGGACGTTGGCGTGATCGGTGGCCTTGATGCCGCCAATGCCGCCTGGTGGCGCAACTGGGCCCTGATGGGTATCAGCACCGCCACCGCAGGCAACCTGGTTGCGCAGCTGGAGAAGCTGTGGCGCCAGACCATCACCTACGGCAAGTTGGGCGCGCCGAACTACATTCCGGTCGGCTCGGATATGTACGACGCGCTGCTGGCTGACGCACTGAAGGTGATCGGGCGGCAGATCAACATGGGTGGCACCTCCACCGGTGGCGTGACCGTGGACCCGAGCACCAAGGCGCTGGCCTTCAAGGGCGTGCCGGTGGTGTGGGATCCGACCTTCGATGCGCTGGACGAGGAGCTGGGGCCGATCACCCACCCGTGGAAGAAGCGCGGCTACTTCCTCAACAGCAAGGCCATCCGCCTGCGCCCGGTCAAGGGCCGCTGGATGATCCGCCGCACCCCGCCGCGCGTGTACGACCGCTACACGTACTACTTCGGCCTGACGGCGGACTACGGCCTGACCTGCCGCAAGCGCAACTCGAACGCGGTTTTCAGCATCGCCTGATCACCCCCAATGTGCCGGCGGGGTGAGCCTCGCCGGTCAGGAGAAAGAAATGCCGAACACGAAAACCATCGCGGGCAGCGCCATCGTTGCCCTGGACAAGACGCCGCTACTGGGTGGCGAAGGCCGCGAGGGCTTGGCCCATCTCGGCGGCAATGCCTCGGTCACCACCGGCGTACTGCTGCAGGGCCACCCGGGCCTGGCCAGCGGTGCCACCCCAGCGGCCGGTGACGCCGGCTGGGTCACGCTGCTGAGCGGCGCGGCCAATCTCGGCCCGGTCGTGGAAGTCGCCGACCTGCCGAAGTTCGTCAAGCTGGGTGCCGCTGCCACGGGCCCGATCACCCTGGAGGGCGTGCAGTAATGGCCAAGATCATCACCCTGACGCTGGTCACCCTGCTGATCGACCGCGACGCCAGCACCAAGCTTCCGACCACCGTGCCGGAATACGAGCAGTCCATCCTCGAAGAGATCTACGGGGAGGAGCTGGTGACCGAACTCGAAACCAGGGACGTGCAGTTCGAGGACTTCGACGTCGGCACCGCCTTCGCTGGTCTGGTCAAGAAGTACGGCGGCAACGCTGACTCCGACGCGGCGCGCGCTCGCTACTTCAACCGCGAGCGGGATCTGGCCAAGTTCATCGACAGCCGGCAGCCGTCGGCGGCCAAGGCTGAGGCGAAGGCTCCGGCGCTCACCGCAGCCGAGAAGAAGGCGGCCAAGGCTGCGGCGAAGTCCGGCAAGGACGCGCCGCCGGCGACCGACTTCACCGAGCTGCTGGCCGGCGATGTTGCCTCGATCACCGAGAAGCTGAAGGGCCTGAGCGATGCGGACTTGGTTGCGATCGAAGCGGCGGAAACCGAAGGCCAAGCCCGCGAGGATCTGCTGGCCGCGATCGATGACGAGAGCGAGTCCCGCAAGCAGTAACCCGACCCGCTGGCGGCGGTGACGGCGGCCGGCCGGGGGTGACTCCGGTCGGCCTTTTCACAGGAGGAAACATGGCCATCAAATACGACTTCGATAGCGTTCCGGCTGACGTTGCCGTCATTACCCATCTGCAGCTGGGGGGCGGAGTTTCAGCTGCTGGCGGCGGCTTTCTCACATTCGATAAGGCCGACACGGAGTACGGCGATGGCGACTTCACCCTGAATTTCCGAAACGAGGTGGATCTGGTCGTCATTGTGGAGTTCGTCGAGTTCAACTCGCAGAGTCCATCGGCTGACACGCTCTCGTACGAGGCGGCGCAGATCGAAGAGAACGACAGCTTCACCAAATATCTCAACGAAACCCCTCCGTACCCCAGCGACACCATTGGGCCCTACGGGATCGTGGGATCTTTCACGCCCACGCAGCTGCGAATCCCATACACGACTTGGGGTGGCGGCGCAGACAAATACCTGGACTTCTGGCCCTCCAAGTACGGAGCTGGGCCTGCCGGATCGCTCATCCCGATGCCGGGGCGCTACACGGTGCGAATCCAGTTCGAGATCGCCGGTGACGATGGTGGCGGCGAGACGGGGACCGACTACAACTGCGCGTGCGACGACGCACAGCCAACGGTCACGCTGCAGCAGATGCGAGAGCGCCTCGCGCGCCGGCTGGGCTTTTCGGTGCAGGTGAGCATGGGCGCCTTGCCGCCGGGTATGCCAGAGCTGCTGGACGACTTCGTCCGCAGCGCCCATGAATTCCTGTATCAGCGCTACTCGGTGATGCGCCTGCGCCGTATGTTCACGTGGGATCTGGCACCGGGTGTGCGCTTCTATGATCTCGACGGCAACGTCGACACCTGCCCGCGGGTGCTGAACCCGGACAAGCTGGAATGGGTGGGCATCTCGCAGGGTGACTCCAGCTGGCAGCCGTTAATCTGCGGCATCAATCCGGTGCTGTACGGCTCGACCGGCACGGGAATTCCGTCGCACTACGAGATCCGGCAGTGCATCGAGGTGTGGCCGGCACCGGTAGACGACACCTGGCAGCTACGCATCAAAGGGGATTTCGGCCCCTCGCCGATGGAGGCAGATGGAGATGTGCTGACGGCGGATCCCGAGGCAGTGTTCCTGCAGGCACTGGCCAACGCCAAGGCGCACTACGGCCAGGCCGATGCGGGCAACTACGCCAGCCAGGCGACGGCCTACATCCGTAGCCGTGTGGCCGGCTCACACCAGACGCGCCGCTACATCCCGGGCACCCGCGTCCAGGCGCCGGCAGTTCGCCCGGTGCTGAAGGAGGATTGAGCATGCGGCAGATCGCAATGTCAGCGGTCAAAGCTGGCATCACCCGGCTGCGCGACAAGGGCGGCGCGTCTTCGGACTCGCTGTACGACCTGCTCAACGGGTACGTGACCGCGGCGCGGACCATCAAGTGCCGTCCCGGCACGCGTATCGACGCCGAGCTACCTGAGGGCACGAAAGGGCTGGTCTGGTTCAAGGGCAAGTTCGTGGTGTTCTCCCACCACGTCCGGAGCAGTGACGACCCGCGAGTAGAGGTGGAGGTGATCCGCCATCCGTCTGCCGCGGATACGCCGATCAAGGACATCCACTTTGCCCTGCCGTTCTTGGGCTACCTGTACGTGGTGGCCGAGTTCGAAGATGGGCTGGTGCGCCACTATTGGCTGGAGAAGGGCGAGGAGTGGCTGCCCGGTCATGTGTATCTGCCCGGCACGTTGGTGCGCCCGAGCAATGGCAACGGTCTGGCCTATCGCGTGGAGTCTGACCGCGCCGGCTATGTGCCGTGGGCACCCAATGTGGCCCGAGCACTGGGCGATGTCGTGGTGCCGATCGTCGACAACGGCTACCGGTACGTCGCCACCGAAGTGATCGGCGACAGCCCACGCTCTGGTACATCCGAGCCGGTGTGGCCCACCAATCCCGGCGAGGTGGTCATCGAAGAGGTGGACGCCCAGGCCCAGTACACCGTTCCCGAAGCAGGCGCCGGCAGCGCTACGGTGCCGCCCAGCGTTACGGACCGCTACGGCCACGGCAATGCCGCGAACAGCACGGCAAGCAACACGGAGATCCGCTGATGAGCTATGCCGTATGGCAGCCCGGCTTTCTGTACCAGCCTGGCGATATCGTCGTTCCGATCACCATGCCATCGCCGGGCGCGACCGCGGTGGTCAACGGGGACTTCAGCGCCGGCGCGTCGGGCTGGGATTACAGCGGCGGCGCGGCCTACGTCTCCGATGGCCATGGTTTTGGCGGGGTTGGGTGCGTCCGCCTGCCCGGGAATGTCGCCTCGGGCCTGGCGCTGAACCAGACCCGCCTCATCGTGCCGGTGGGAAAGTCGATCACCGCGTCCTGCATGATCGAGCAGGGCGCCTCCACCGTGGGCGCAACGCGCGGCTGGGTCGAGGTGCAGTGGTACGCGGCCGATGACACTCCACTGGGCTCGCCCGATAAGGGCAACGAGGTCAACGACGGCAGGGGCGGGGCATGGCACCGGTCCAGCGTCACTGCGACCTGCCCAGCTGGGGCTGCCTACTGCCGAGCCGGCATCGCACTGTGGTCCGTCGCCGACCACAACTACCCGATCTGGGGCGACGCCCTGCAGGTCTCGGGGACCTTCGCGGGGCTCCCGTCTGGGTTGGCCTACCGGGCTGTGCAGAGCGAGTCGGGGTTCTCGGCGGCGAGCGAGCCGGCCTGGCCACCCATCCTCGGGCAGCAGGTGATCGACAACGAAGTCACCTGGGAGGCCATCTCGGCCACGCGCGTGGTGTGGACGGCCGAACCGCTGTACGTCAGCGGGACTGTGGAGCCGGACTGGCCGCAGGACGATGGCGGGATGGTCAAGGATGGCTCGGTAACCTTTCGGGCGGTATCGCGCCGCGTGGAGGATCCGAATTGCCCGAACACCAAGATCGTCGGGATCGCCGCATCCAAGGTCTTTTGCGCCGACGACGACATCGTGCGCTACAGCGCCACGGTCAATCCGCTGGATTGGTCCAGCAGCGACGACGCCGGCTATCTGCCCACAGGCCTGCAGAACTACGGCGCCAACCCGGTGGAGGCCATGGGCCTGTACCGCGGCAACCTGATCCCGTTCAACGCCGAGGCCTTCCAGCTCTGGCAGGTCGATGAGGACCCGGCCAGCATGGCGCTGCTGGACGCCTTGCCGATGGGGAGCACGCAGCATCACGCGATGGCGCCGGTGTCGAACGATCTGTTCTTCCTGGCCTCGCAGGGGGTGCGCACCGTCGGTATCGCCGCCAGCAGCACCAACTTCCAGGCCGGCGACGTGGGCATGCCGATCGATCCGCTGGTCCAGGCGGCCATGGCCGATGGCGTGGCGCCGCTGGGCCTGTATTTCCCGGCGGCCGGACAATACTGGCTGATGTTCCCGCGCGAGACCGACACGCATGTGTTCGTCTACACGATGACCCGGATCGGACAGGTGGGCGCCTGGTCCCGGTACGAGTTCCCGTTCGTGGTCGAGGACTGGGCGATCGCGGGGGATTCGCTGTACCTGCGGTCGGGAGATCACGTGCATCGCGTGGATGAGACGGTGCTGGGCGATGAGGTGATGGTGGGCGATGATCCGCCGGTGCCCACGGTCGTCCCCTTCCCGGGCCTCATCCGCTGGCCGTGGCTGGACTTCGGGCAGCCGGGCGTGACCAAGATGCTTTACGGCTTCGATGTCGTTGGCACCGGCGCTGTCTCCGTGTCCTTTGGCATCGACCAGAGCAACGGCGGCCTGTTCACGCCGGGCTATCCGGTGCCGGCGGATACCGTGCCTGGCATGGTGATCCCGATGCCGCTGGCGGCGGCGTCGCTGGCTGTGGAGCTGCGTTATGACGGCTCCGAGCAATGGCAGTGGAATGCCCTGCAGCTCTATCTGCAGGACAGCCGGCCGATGAGCTGATGCTCCGTTGAACCGATGACGGGCTGGCCGAGCATAGCGGCATGAAAACAGCCCGCCTTCCTTCGAACGTGATCCCCTGCAGGCCGGAGCACATCGTCTACCTGGTCAAGAAGATGCGCGAGGACGAGCGCGCGCAGTTCATCGCGCTGAGCGGGCTGGAGCAGTTCGACGAGGACGCGGCGGTTCGTTGGTTCATCGAGGCCGCCCACCTGAGCGGGGTGTATGCCGTGACGGTGCTGCAGGACGACGATCTGCCCGCCGCTGCCGGGGGCTTCCAGCCGGCCGGGCCGGGCGTGTGGCAAGCGTGGATGCTGGGCTCCGAACAGGGCTGGTCCGAGCAGTGGCGAAGCCTGACCAAGGGCACGCGGTGGTTGATGGATCGGATCTTCGAATCCGGCGCCCATCGGCTGCAGACCAGCGCCATCACCAGCCGGGAGCACGCCATCGAGTGGTTCGAGCGCTCGCTGGGCTTCAAGGCCGAGGGCGTGTGGCGCCACTACGGCATCCGGGGCGAGGACGTCGCCCACTTTTCCCGACTGCGAGGTGAGTAATGGGCGGCGGCGGATCCAGCAAGGCGACCAACAAGGCCACCCAGGCCGAGGGGTTGCGCCAGGCCAACATCAACCGCTCGGTGCAGCAGATCAACCAGATCTACGGCAGCCCGCAGCGTGAGGCGGACATCAACGACTTCCTCGGCGCCAGCCGCAGCTTCTACAGGCAGAACCTGGACCGGCAGAAGGACACGGCCGACCGCAGCCTGAAGTTCGCGATGGCGCGCAACGGGCAGACCGGCGGCTCGGTGGCCGTGGATGCCAACCGCCAGCTGGGGCAGGACTACCAGCAGGGCGTCCTGTCTGCCGATCGCCTGGCGCAGAGCGCGGCCAATGAGCTGCGCAATGCCGACGAGCAGAGCCGCATGAACATGATCTCGCTGGCGCAGTCGGGGGCGGACCTCACTGCCGGCGGTGCCCGGGCGGCGCAGATGCTGCAGGCCAACCTGGCCGGCGCCAATGCCAGCCTGACCACCAATGCCTTGGGCGACGTCTTCGGCGGGCTGTCGAAGATCTACGAGAACAGCCGGAACGCCGCAGCTGAGCGCCGCGGCAACCGGGATATCTACAACCTGCTGTACACGCCCGGGTTTGGGCAAGGAGGCCGCTGATGGGGACCGAGTCGATCTGGATTCCGATGGTCATGGCTGGCCTCAGTGCCGGCGTGAACTACAACGAGCAGCGCAAGACCGCCAAGCGACAGGACAATATCCTGGCCGGGCAGATCCAGCAGAACTCGGTGCGGCAGGCTGAAGCCGACCGCGCGGTGGGCGACGCGCTTCGTGATCGATCCCTGTCCAGTGCCGAGCAGGAGCGCGCCAGCACCGGCAACCAGTACCTGGACCAGGTGCGGGCGGCGCAGGCCAGCGCCACGCAGGGGCTTGGCCAGGCTGGCGCGGTGAGCAACGCCTACCGGCAGGCCGCCAACGACGCGGCGCTGGGTGTGGGCGATTACGCCGCCAAGACGGCCGGCCTGATGGCGCGCATCGATGCTCCTACCCAGCAGCGCCAGCGCGAGGCGGTGGCCAGCGAACAGCTGCGCACCGACCTGGGCCTGATCGGCCGCAAGTCTTCCGGCGACGATTTCATTTCCCAGCTGAAGCTGCGCAATGTGCGGCCGAATCCCTGGGTGAGCGTTGCAACGC